ACCGTTCTTCCCGTTCTTCCCATTCTTCCCACCGTTCTTCCCATTCTTCCCGTTCTTCCCATTCTTCCCACCGTTCTTCCCGTTCTTCCCATTCTTCCCACCGTTCTTCCCACCGTTCTTCCCATCTTTCTCTGGTGGAGGTAACTGTAACTACACATGCCCATCAGGTTGTGCAGGTTGTGGATGCTTCTGCTCAGGAAGAACATGTATATGCTAAAGTTAAAAAACTAATATGATATACTTAGGTATCGAAAGGACCAAAAGTGAAATATTTAGTACTAACTGCGCCTAATAGCGAAGGCATATCTGAAGTGTTCTACTCAACATTACTGTTGGAGGATTTTGCTCCAGCAAGTTTGATTGGAAGGTGGAATGTCCTAATAGAGTCTTCTCCTGTAAAGGTTGTAATATCAGACTCTGCTGAAAATCTGGGGCTTAATGCCGTATGGGATGAGGATTCTAATACATTTTCTGAATCAGATGAGAAGCCAATACATAGCAGGAAGCCTATAGATACAAAAGCATACTCTTTCATAATTGACAATGAAGTTGTAAGCATAATTGTTGATAATCATCCAGAAATTAATGGTCCAAAACTAGATGCTGGCTTTTCAGAACCAGTAATTGTAAAGTCAGTTCCTGAAGACAGTGAAATTGATTTGGGATATATTTGGAACGGAACTGAATTTTTAGCACCAGGAGAAAACTAAATTGTCTGAGGCTTGGGAAAAATGGAAAAAAAGTCAGGGAGACTCTAGGCCTTGGCACTTGCTAGATCCAGATGCTAAAATAAAGGATCAGGATAAAATAGATAAAAGGTTTAATACTTGCAAAGAATGCGTTCATTTTATTAAAGCAACAACGCAATGTTCAGAATGTAAGTGCTTCATGAAATTGAAGACAACTTTACTTGATGCTGAATGTCCAATAGGAAAATGGGGGAAAGAACAAAATGTATAGTTATGATGAAAATGAAAATCCATGGTTTACAAAAGATAGATCTGAGACTGCATCTAATAGATACCCAACAAGAGGATTAAACAACAATATTTCTGTTGAGAATTTAGGGCTAGGATTAAACATTTATAAAAATACATTTTCCCTAGAAGATGCAAACAGGTATATTAATACACTTGAGTCTAACCTTGGCGGTAACGGAAGATATAAGTGGTCAGAGGCAAAGGTTACAAACTCAGATATGCCAATTAAAAAGGCTAGAGATGCTGTAGACTTTAAGTACAAGCAAGAAAACCTTGGACCAAGAGATGAGACAAACGCTGAACTTCTAGATTTACATGAAGAGATCTACCAAAAACTTAAGTACTGCATAGACGATTATGCTAAGTACTGGGGTATCAACGTGGTCTATTATGAAGCATTTAACTTCGTTAAGTACGAAGGAGAAGGAACACACTTTAATATCCATGCAGACCATGGCCCAGCATATAACTGCACAGTTTCTGCTGTTATTTATATTAATGATGACTACGAAGGCGGGGACTTAAAGTTCCCAAGACTAGACAATCTAGTATATAAGCCAAAGGTAGGAGACATAGCAGTTTTTCCATCAAACTATATTTATGAGCATGCATCACTACCAATGGAGTCTGGAACAAAGTACTGCGTTGTCATTATGACAGACATCAACGAACTGAGTCACTAATGTCTGACAAAAAGCCTAATGTAGCAATATTTAGATCTTTTAGGCCTTGGTTAAATAAGGATAGCAAGTCTGCTCCATCACCAACACAAAGTGTTATTCCGCAATGGTATAAAGATGCTGATAGGTTTGCAAAAAATCCAATCAATAATGAATACTATAAGGCGCCAAAAGAAGTATGTCCTTTCCCAAAAGAAGGAACAACTGATGACTATGGGAAGATTCCAACATGGAAAGCATGTCCTGCAATCATGGATGCATTTTCTACTGGTTATGTTTTTAAGACACCTTGTGATTTAACTTTTACTAAAAATGATCAAGGAGTAATTACTGTTAAGGTTGAAGATACAAAGTATCAGGACTTTTGTACACAAAGACCGCCAATGCCTCAGTTTGAGCACCCACTTGGATATTACAAGCATCACTTTGCTTGGTCTGCTGATTGGGGTCTAGAACTACCAGAAGGCTACAGTGCTTTGTTTATGACACCTATGAATAGGTTTGACCTTCCATTTTTAAATACTACGGGAGTGGTCGATTCAGACAAGGTTCATCTACTTGGCAGTTTCCCTTTCTTTATTGCAGAAGGATGGGAAGGAACGCTTCCAGCAGGAACTCCGTATTTACAAGTGCTTCCATTCAAAAGAGAAAATTGGGAGCACGAAATAGACATTTTAGATCAATCTAAAATTTATGATAAAATGGTTAAGAACATGCAGTTTTACCGTCAGCCAGATGGCGGGGTATATAAGAATAAAGTATGGTCAAGAAGAGAATATAGATAAGGAATATATTATGCAAACATGGACAGAAAAACTTAGTCTTGGTGACGGAATAGTCTGCTATAGAGGAGTCATTAAAAAGGAGTTCGATGTAATCAATAGACTTGAGAACACTCTTGGTTCTGTTGCTGGGTATGGCGAGTTATCTTCAGAAGGAAAGAGATACCACTGGATGCCAGCATATGTTGGTTATCAGCAACTTATGCCAGACTATAGAGACTGTGTAGATTTTAAGTTTAAGAAAACAGATATTGAGCAGGATACAAGCGAAGACTCTCTTAAACTTCAAGCCCTATGGCAAGACGTATATGATGCTCAGGCTGCTGCTGTAGAAGACTACAGAAGAGACTATAACATTATGCCATTGAAGTATTGGGAAGCCTTTAACTTTATTAAGTACGGTCCTGGACAGCACTTTAAAGAACACCATGATCATGGATATTCTTATAACTGCACTGTTTCATTAGTAGCATACGTTAATGATGATTACGAGGGTGGAGAACTATTCTTTAGACTTCAAGGTTTGAACATCAAGCCAGAGGCTGGAGACCTTTATATTTTCCCATCAAACTTTATGTATCCTCATCAAGCAATGCCAGTGCATTCTGGAACAAAGTATTCAATTGTTACTATGCTTGACTATAGCAAGAAGTATCACACCCCAGACATGTATGATCCAAAATGGGATAATGAGTAATGTTTAATATTTCAGTAGAAAAAATGCATGGTGCGCTATTCGATATTGCTCCGATGTCTATAAAAAGAGACTGGATGGATGCAACTTCTGAAGGTCACGCATATAGATGCTTTCCAGTAACTCAATCAAATGTTGTTGGATGGAGTTTGTCGTGTGCACAGGATATTGAGTTCGTTTGGGACGGCACAAATGATCAAACTCCTGACCATATTGAGATAATCTCCGCACCAGAGGGATCTTACTCTGGAAGAGGGCAGTCTTCTATTAGTTTTAATACTGGATTAGTTTTTAGGACAGACCAAGACGTCAGCCTATTTACTATTAATCCAGTAAATTATTTCAATGAGGACTTTGAAACAATGTCTAATCTAATTAGCACATCGTTTTATGATAATCCATTGCCACTAGCAATAAAGGCAAAGTCTGCAAATAAAAATGTGATTATTAAAGCAGGAACTCCAGTAGCAACAATAATCCCTATTTCTCTTTCAAGTTTAAATAATACATCTATAGAGTTGTTAGACTATAAAGATGAAGACAGAAAGAGAATAAATGCCAATATATCATATGGAGAAGCAGCGCAGGTAGTGAACTCTTCTGGTCAATGGACAGACTGGTATAGAGATGCAATTAATGAAAATGGAGACACCGTAGGGTCTCATGAGGTAAAGGTCTTAAGATTGTCTGTATCAGACAACAGAAAAAATAAACAGAATGGTATAATGTAATTATGAATAATACAGACAATGTTGTATTTAGAAAGCCATCAATGACCCCATCTGGCTGGTTTGGCAGCGGGAAAGAGATGATTGTAGAACTAGAAAACTTTATGACAGAAGAAGAAATAGAGTTTTTAGAGAAAGCAGCAAAGTCTATAACCATTTGGGATGTGACAGAAACTCACGTAAATGAAAATGGAACAGTCGTATATGATTCAGATTATTGGAAAGATAGAGTTGCAACAAGTCCAACATTAGATAAAAATGATCCAGCGATTGCTCCAGTAATTGCAGGACTATTTCAGAGATTAAAGCCAATCGTTGAGGAATTTTATAAAGTAGAGGTTATTCCTACTGGCACTACAATTGTGAAATGGCTTCCAGGACAATTCCAAAAGCCACATGCAGACAAGGAACTCCACGAGGGTCCAGATGCAGGCTTGCCAAATGACTTCCCTAATTATGACCTATCAAGTCTTTTTTACTTAAATGATGATTACGAGGGTGGGGAACTTTACTTTCCACTCCAGGGAGTACAGTTTAAGCCTAAAAAGGGTGCAGCATATTTTTTCCCAGGGGATAAAAATTACATACACGGAGTAACAGAGATTAAGAGTGGACTGCGATTTACATGTCCTTTCTTTTGGGAAATAACAAAGCATACTGGGGAGAGGCAACCATGAACCTAAATAATAAAAAAAGATTAACAAAAGATATAGTCGTTTATGAAAACTTTATAAACGAAGAAGAGTGCAAAAAGATGATTAAGGCTTTGGATGCTCAGGCAGATAACGGAAAAATTTCTTGGATGCCAATATCGTTTTATGAGTCCTACTCGTCAGTCTTGCCACAAGACAACGATCAGGAACTATTAGATGCTGACCTTAGCCCAACTATCTTTTCTGATATTGAAAAGACTATGTACGAAGCAATCGCATCAGTACACGATCTTGACCCAAAGATAATATCAAAAATTGGATACCATACACAGAAGTGGGAGCCAGGGGCCTATGCTCGTCTTCACTCTGACAATACAGATGAAAAGGGAAACTCTGGAGCATTTACTAGAAGTAGATATGCTGGATTTCTTTATCTAAACGACGACTTTGAGGGTGGCCTACTTAGATTCCCAGATCAAAACATAGAGATTAAGCCACAGGTTGGAATGCTTGCTGTTTTTGACGGGGGATTTAACAATATGCACGAGGTAACCTTAATAGAAAGTGGAGTAAGATACACAATAGGCTCGTTCTTGGACGATAGAGAAGAGTCTGACTACCCACAAGAATTAAGAGATGCTTGGGCAGAAGAGATGAGAGAGACAAGAGCAAAGCAGGAAATTGAAAGAGCAGAATGGCAAGAACTCTTAAAGCAGGGCTGGAAGTTAGATGCCGATGGAAACAAATATAAGGTAGAGGACTTGTAAAATGGAGGCATTTTTAAAAAAAGAGTTTGAAGATGCTGGATACAAGGTTGAGGTTTTTCATGACCAGGTTCTATCAGTAGAAGATTTCTTAAAAGATGGAGAACTAGAAGAGATTCTAGGCATAATTGATAGAACCAGCAATGAAGAGTGGTTCATAGAATATACACAAAATCTTGCCAGATTCTGCATGGAGAAGTTTGGAAGAGATGACGTAGAAAATTTAGTTGCAGAAGGAAAGTTTGAGATAACTCAGGGCTGGGAAGACAAAAACTTAAATATAGTTTCTGAAGAAATAAGTATGAGACTTCATAGAAGACTTTCAAACCTTCTTGAATTAGCAGATCCATCGCTAGAACTTGCTGGTTTTGGAACTTTGCAAAGAATGCAAGAGGGTGTTGAACTTAAATCTCATACAGATCAGCATACAGATCCTTCAATTAAATATGCTGCTATACTCTATATTAATGACGATTATAAAGATGGAACACTATTTTTTAAAAATAAAGAAAACTCAGACTTAAGACCAAAGCCAGGAACATTGCTTGTTTTCCCAGGAAACGAAGAGTACGAGCATGGAGTAAGGCACGTAGGAGAAGGCCCAATAAGATATGTTACGGTTGGTTTTATGAAGGTAATAGGGTTTTACGAAAAAAATAAATACTAAGGAGATATAAGATGGACAGAGAAATACTTGAAGAAAAGGTTTATTATTACACAAACGTAATAGAAGACCCTAAGAAACTTGTTGACGCAATTGAAAGCGACAATGCAAACCCTTGGGGAGAATGGATGGCCTGCAGTGGCCAGCATTATGTTTATGGAACAGACAAGACAATTGCTTTAGCAGCAGACTCAGACGAAAAGGACAAGTACATCTATGAGACTTTGCAGAAGGCTTTTGATGATGTAGCAAGAGACTATGCCAAAGCACAGGGAATTACAGATGAGCCAAAACTATTTCCACAGTATCCAATTAAAAAGTATCAGCCAGGAACCTTCATGGGGGCACACTTTGATCAGCAAGAAGGAGATGAAAGATTAAAGGTTTCTTTCGTAATGTATCTTAATGACGATTACGAAGGCGGAGAAATTTCATTTACAATTGCTTCACCAGAGGGAATCTTGACTAAGCCAAGCCCAGAGCCAGATTTTGCAGAAGCAGAGAAGAATGGTAATTATACATTTGCAGTAAAGCCAAAGGCTGGAAGCATCATTGTTTTCCCACCATCTCCACCATATCATCACACAGCACACTTGGTTAAGAGTGGCGAAAAGATCATGGTTCCACAACACTGGATCCACTAGTCTTGAAAACAGCAATAGTTACTGGCGCAAGCAAAGGCGTTGGATATGCAACTGTAAAACTTTTATCTGAAAATGGCTATAAGGTTATTGCGGTTTCAAGAGATCTGTCTAAGGTGTCAGAACTTGTTTCTGAAAATGTTGAGGTATATAAGTTAGATGTTACAAGTTCAGAAGAAATCAAAAGATTTTATGAACAGTACAAAGATATAACACTTGACCTTTTAGTAAACAATGCTGGAGGAGGGTCTGGTCCAACCTCTATAATAAATGAGACTATGGAAAATTTCAGAAGAGCGTATGATATAAATGTTTCTGGACCTATGTATCTATCTCAACTTTTTGTTCCATGCATGAAAAGATCAGAATCTCCTACTATCATTTTTATTAGTTCGATTGGTGGAAAGTTTCCATACAGGTCAGGCGGAAACTATACAAACGCTAAAAGAGGGATGATGGCCTTAGTAGACACTATGCGTTTAGAGTTTCCAGAGTACGGAATAAAGGTTACTGAAATCTGCCCAGGGACAATTGATACACAAATAGAAAAAAGAGAAATTGCTATAACTGCCGAAGACATGGCTGAATCTATAAGATGGGTAGCAAGTTTACCAAAACATGTTAACATAAATCATATAGAATTAAACCATATACTTAGTGGCAAATGATTTTTAATAACTATAAACCACAACTTTAGGGAGAGTTTTGCTTTTTTGAAAACTCTGCTATAATTAAGACTATTCCGTTTTTGAAAGGACGATACACATGTCAGATTTTTTTAGTTTTAGACTTCCAGAAGATTTTGTAGAAAAGTACAAAAATACAGAAAGTCCATTTGGTTTTAAAGATGCAGCAGAAAACTCACTTGGAGAAATTACTTTTATTCGTACTTATTCTCGCATGAAGGAAGATGGAACTAAAGAAAGATGGCATGAAGTTTGTCGTCGTGTAATCGAGGGTATGTACTCAGTTCAGAAAAACCATGCAAAAGAAAATCGCTTGCCATGGAATGACTACAAGGCTCAAAAGTCAGCACAAGAAGCATTCCAGAGAATGTTTGAATTGAAGTGGACACCACCAGGACGAGGCATGTGGGCCTTTGGAACTCCTATGACTATGGAGAAGAAAAACTCAGCAGCATTACAAAACTGTGCAATGGTTTCTACAAAAGACCTAGATAAGAATGATCCAGGAGCGCTATTTGCTTGGGTTATGGATGCTCTAATGCTTGGCATTGGCGTAGGGTTTGATACTGTGGGACAGGATAAGAATTTTGCAATCTATGCCCCAACAGAGCCAGAGCAGATCTTTGAAATCCCAGACACTCGTGAAGGGTGGGTAGAATCAGTACGACTTCTCATCAACTCTTATCTAAGACCAAACCAGAGTATTCAGAAGTTTAACTATGATTTGATTAGACCTCTTGGAGCACCTATTAAGGGCTTTGGAGGCGTTGCATCAGGACCTGCACCTCTTATCAAGTTGCACGACCAGATAGACCGTGTAATCGGCTCCAGAGGCGGAGAAACACTAGACTCTCGTGCCATCGTGGACCTTGTAAACCTTATTGGTACATGTGTGGTATCAGGCAACGTTCGCAGATCAGCAACACTTGCATTAGGAACTGCTGGAGATGAAACATTTATGAATCTAAAGAATTCAGAGATGTTCCCAGAGCGCAACTCGTTTGACCCAGAAAATCCAGGCTGGGCATGGATGTCAAACAATTCTATCTCAGCAGAAGTAGGAACAAAATATGAAGACTATGTAGATTTAATTACAGAAAACGGAGAGCCAGGGTTTATCTGGCTTGATGTTGCTCGTAATTATGGACGACTAAAGGATGCGCCAGACGGTAAGGATTATCGTGTGATGGGATTTAACCCATGTGCGGAGCAGCCATTGGAGTCATACGAACTATGTACGCTTGTAGAGGTACACTTGAATCGTCATGAATCTAAGGAGGACTTCCTGCGTACCCTGAAGTTTGCATACCTTTATGGAAAGACTGTAACACTTGTTCCAACACACTGGCCACAAACAAACGGTATCATGCAACGCAACCGTCGTATTGGTACATCACTTACTGGTATTGCATCGTTTGCTGATCAGAAGGGCTTGCCAGTTGTTCGTGAGTGGATGGATGAAGGATACAATAAGATTCGTCACTATGACCATCAGTATTCAGAATGGCTTTGTGTTCGTGAATCAATTCGTGTAACAACTGTTAAGCCATCAGGCTCAGTTTCAATTCTTTCTGGTGCAACCCCTGGGGTTCACTGGGGACCTGGAGGAAACTTCTTCCTTCGTGCAGTCCGATTTGGAAATACAGACCCAATGATGCACTTGTTCAAAGCAGCAGGGTACACAATTGAAGATGACGTAGTATCAGCAAATACATCAGTAGTTTACTTCCCAATCAAGTCAGGTCATCCAAGATCTGAAAAGGATGTAACACTGTTTGAGAAGATTGCACTTGCTGCAACTGCTCAGAAGTACTGGTCTGATAATGGAGTTTCTGTGACTCTTTCATTTGACAAGGAAACAGAGTCAAAGCATGTTGTTCCAGCACTTCACATGTATGAGGGACAACTAAAGGCAGTTTCATTCCTTCCAATGGGAAATACTGTTTATCCTCAGCAGCCATATACTCAGATTACCGAAGAAGAGTATGAATCATATATTGGCAAGTTGAAGCATATTGACTTTGGTGCAATTTACGATGGTGTGGATAATCTTGAGGCTCAAGGCGAAGCATACTGCACAACAGACTACTGTGAAATTAAAATAAACAAGTAGCCTTCTGTGGTAAAATAGACTTATAATGTCTAATCCATCTAACCTATATGCAGAAAAAATATATGCAGAACACCCAATCGCTTTGTGGTCTCTGGATGATAAGGCTGACTATATAAGTTTGATAGATGAGTTTGATCGTAATCTTGGTTCCTGGACCATCACAAATGGTACATCATCGGTATACTCTTTATACGATGAACCGTTCCCAGAAAGTCAAACAACAAAAGTAACTGGTGTATTAACAGATGAAGACTTTGGACAGATAACTTGTATAAGCGAGAATGTTGTAAACTTTTCATCGTTAAATAAAAGCCTATCAACTTTTTCAATTGGGGCATTTTTTAAATCTATAAGTGCCTATGGTTCTGGGTTTGAGATAGGTTATGAATATTACGATACAACATCTGGAAGCACAATTCAAAGGATGAAATCGTATACAACCTCTGTTCAGAATAGATGGTTTTTTATATCAGAAACTTTTGACATACCAGAAGACAATACAGAGTTTAGAATTGTTTTAAAAATTAACTATATTGGAGGGGCATCTTCACCAGAAGACTACTCCTTTTTAATAAATGGAATAACTGCTGGTCAGTGGTGCGAAGAGTTTAACTCATCGTCTCTTGGTGTTCAAAAGGTATATCTCCCAGAAGATATTGCACTTCCTGAATCTTTTGCAATCGAAGCAGATGCTTATGGTCTTCAAGAAAACAAAGCATACTACATGGTTAAAGATAATAGCCTTATGGCAAAAAATACTGGAATACCAATTGTTTACGGTGCGTCAAATCTAACAAAACTTTTGCCAAATCCAAACATGCCATCTTTAATAATTCCAGGACTTGGCTTCTTGTCTGAAGCGGGGCAGTATAAAGAGTATACATTTGAAGCATGGCTAAGAATAAACTCAGACTCAGTTACAAAGAAAAGAATATTAGGGCCTATAGGTTCTTCAGATGGTTTGTATGTAGAGGGTCCTTTTATTATTTTAAAAATTGGTAAAAATTCTGGTTCATACTATGTAGGTGAATGGACCAGGCCAATGCTTGTGCATATACGCTTTTCTGAAAACAACTCTTCGCTTCTTATAAATGGAGAAGAAGTAATATCTTTAAATTATCTCAGTTCTGAACTTGAGTTTCCTTCTAAGTTAAATCAAGAAGGAAAGGATCAAGACTGGATAGGAATCTATGCATATGAAGATGTTTCGCCAATTGAGGTTGACTGCGTTGCAATATACACATACCAGGTTCCTATTGTTCTTGCTAAAAAAAGATTTGTGTATGGACAAGGTGTTGAATTTCCAGAGGGCATTAACCAAGCATACAGCGGGTCATCAATTTATATTGATTATCCGTTTGCAGACTATACCAACAACTACTCATATCCAAATATAGGAAAGTGGAGTCAAGGGGTTATTGATAACCTTAGCGTTGAGAATAATCTTCTTTGTACACCAGACTATAAACTTCCAGAGATAGTTCTTGGCTCCTCAGATATAGAGGAACTATACTCCAACCTTGGTCAGTATCAAAATGAAACTGATAAATTCTTTTCTTTTGAATCTGTCGAGAGCGGATATATGTACTTTGATAATTTAAACTTTTTAAATCAAAAGGTTAGATCTTTTTATGGTTCTTTTAAGTTTTTGGAAGAGCCAACTACAACACAGGTATTGTTTAGAATAGAGTCAGAGAATTCGTCAGACTATTTTGAGATTTCAACTCAAAACAAGGATATTTTTTATAAGTTAAGATATGGAACAACAGAGCAAATTCTTGCAAAGTTTTCTTGGTCTGGAGAGGATCCATTTACTGGTATCGCAATAGAAGAAATGTTCTCTGCTGGTCTAGACATAGAAAAAGTTTCTTCATACTTTGGAGGAAACGTTGCATCTTTCTTTGGAAATATAAACACTCTAAAACTTTACATAGGTGGAAGATCAGATTTAACACAAACATTTACTGGCAAAATATATAAGGTTGGTTTCTGTACACCAAGAAATCATAAAAAAATTGAATATTTATTCAACGAAAGAGGAATTCCTCTAAATGATGAGAACGTATTTCAATTGTATCTTGACACACCTGATGTAGAATATAACTCTACAGACGATTATTTTGGAAGCAATGATGCCGAATGGGATCAGTTAGTTGACTCAGGCAGTGCTGACTCATACCCATTAGAGGGGTTTCAAGTTCACACGGCAAGTTACACTTTGTCCCCATCAACCTACTTCAATGACTATACGCTAGATATCGATATTCAAGGATACTGGGAAGACTATATTCCACTAACTTATTTTGCACAATATGTTGAAGATGAGAAGAAGAGTTCTTACTATGATCTAGACCTTATTCAGTTTAATATAAATTATCCAGCACCATCAATTTTTGTTGAAGAAGAGCAAACGGGGGAATGGACCTATAAAGAGTTAGAGGATGAGTATAATGTTCCAATTCAAAGAACTTATGAGTCATTGGATAACCAGTTATTTACGGGGTATCTAGATTACAATGATCTAAAAAATAGAGTATACAAAAACTACAAGTACGATACATCCAACTCTTTAGTTAAATCATACATAACGTTTCAGTATATACAAAACGGAGCGAACCTATCAGAGTCAAACTTTGTTAATACGGAAAAGCCGTCCAACGATTCTATAGTTGTTCCAGATGAAAACTGGATGAGTACAAAGTATGAGGTTGTAAATAATATGATTGTTTATCCTCCAAAAGATGTTAGAACCTTAGACCTTGCAATAGTTACACATTTAGACTTTAATGTTAAAGGTATTATAAATAATAAGGTTAAGATAAGAAGCCTTGAGTATGCATCACAAGCGTTTAATTCAACATCTCCAAACCCAATTGGAACACGGTTTGGCAATGAGATTTACCCTTACAAAAAATCTGGATTCTATTATGACTATAAAGATAGAAACCCGTTTGCAATTTACAAGGGCAGTTCTCCATACCTATATCTAACAAGATACACTGGGATAGAGTTAAAGGGCACCCACGACCCTATGATTAATCGTGGTCTATCTATTCCAATCAATAAAGACATGTCAAATAACTATAAGGTTCTGGCGATGCAAACAGCAATTAGATATGATCAAGACGCTTTCCCTTATGCTTCTACAGAAATTTTTGAGATACAGTCAAAGAATACACATATAAAGTTTTATATGGTTGCAATTCATCCAAGCGGTGAAAGAGCAAAAATATATGCTTTAAATGTAAAAACTGGAAGACTTGAAGATGGCATAGGATTTTACTGGAATGGAAAACTTGTAAAAGAGCCAGTGATCACCGTAAAAGAGTGGGGGTTCTTAGGTGTTTACTTCCCAACGCTTCTAGACTTTAGTTCTAGGGTTGGATCAATCAACCTAAATGGGCCAATAATGTTTAATACAATATCTTATTATCAGTCAACTAACCTACAAGCAGTACAGAAGGTTGACGTTAGACCATGGTTTGGAGTTAAGTATGCGATTCCTCTAACGCTTGAGTGGGACTATTGGAAAACATCTCCTTCTGTGTGGGACGGGGTTCTTATACTATCTTCAACAAGTTACTATGGTGTAGATCCAACTACCATTTATAAGAGTTATACTGGAACAAATAAGATTATTATTGACACTGACAAGGTATTTATGGTTAATGGATACGAGTATAACGTCTATAAGGGTATAACTTCGAAACAAATAACCGCTGATGCAGTCTAATATGGTATACTTAGTGTTATGAATATGGAAGATCCACGTAAAAAGAAGAAGTCCTTGCCTAAAATGAAGGGGCAAGTGGGAGAATCCCGTGCAAAAATAATTGAAAAGCATTACGACTGGGGTCTTTATGTCTATAAGAAGGCTAACGGCAAGTGGTTTACAGATGGAACTGGATCTGTTTTAAATATTGAGTCAATGAAGGGTGACATTCTTCAGATATCAAAACTTAAAGAAGCAGCAAGATATTACGGGGATGAAGGAGATGGCGAATGCATCTTCGTGCCAGGATTAACAAGAATTTCAGAGGAAGAGTACTCTGAGCAGAAGCAAAGACTTGCAGAGGGATTGATTCCTTCAATGAATGATCTTGGTGCAGTTCAAGCAGCCAAGGACACAATTGCTAAGTATGGAAGTGACGACTAATGTCTGAAGATAAAGAGTTTTTTATTAGAGCAAAAACAGATAGCCCACTTCCAGAAGACGATACTTTTATAAAGCAGGATCCATTTAATCAGAGTTGGGATGTCGTAAAAGACTTACAAGGTTTAGATGCTAACTTTAAAAGAAGAACTTCTCGCCTGATAAAGGGAGAGGCAACACAAGGCTACATTGATAGTTCACGAGCAGAAAGTACAGGCCGTGATGGAGCAAAATCAAAGGAAATTAATTCAGGAACTGTATTTAGAAATGCATATGGATTATTTGACGTTATAACTCCACCATGGAACCTTTACGAACTTGCAAGTTTCTATGACACATCTTTTGCAAACCACGCAGCGATTGACGCTAAGGTAGAAAACATTGTTGGTCTTGGTTATGAGTTTAAGGTTTCTCAAAGAACAATGCTTAAACTAGAAGCATCAGAACCAAAGACAGCAGACAATGCACGTAAGAGAATTGAAAGAGCAAAGATTGAACTAACTGACTGGCTTGAGTCATTAAATACAGAAGATTCCTTCACCACAACAATGGAAAAGGTTTTTACTGACTTACAGGCAACAGGAAATGGATACCTTGAAATAGGAAGAACTGTTCGTGGAGACATTGGGTACGTAGGACATATTCCTTCCACAACAATGCGTGTTCGTCGCCTTCGTGATGGATTCGTTCAGGTCATTGCAAACAAAGTAGTTTACTTCCGTAACTTTGGTGCAACAAATCCAAACCCACTTGGAACAGATGCACGACCAAATGAGATCATTCATTTCAAAGAGTATTCACCTCTAAATACTTTTTATGGTGTTCCAGATATTATGTCTGCAATCGGATCTCTTCATGGTGACCAACTTGCATCACAGTACAACATAGACTACTTCCAAAACAAAGCAACACCAAGATATGTCGTAACCCTAAAGGGTGCAAAGTTATCTGCTGAAGCAGAAGATAAGATGTTTAGATTTCTTCAGACAGGGCTTAAGGGTCAAAACCATAGAACTCTCTACATACCATTGCCAGGAGACTCTGACACAAACAAGGTAGAGTTTAAAATGGATCCAGTTGAAAATGGAGTCCAGGAGGCATCGTTTAAAGAATACAGAAAGCAAAACCGTGATGACATTCTTGTAGCACACCAAGTTCCACTTTCTAAGATTGGTGGTTCTGACTCAGCAGCCATTGCTGCAGCCCTTTCACAAGATAGAACATTTAAGGAGCAGGTTGCAAGACCAGCACAAAGAAATCTTGAGAAGATGATAAACAAGATTGTAAAGGAAAAAACAGATATTCTTGAGTTTAAGTTTAATGAACTTACACTTACAGATGAGATTGCTCAGTCACAAATTATTGAAAGACTTGTAAAGACACAGGTCATGCTTCCTAATGAAGGAAGAGAACTGCTTGGTTTGCCACAGATTGAAGGTGGCAACGAACCGTTCCAGCCTAAGCCACAAGATGTTGCAAATGATAATGCAGATAGAGCAAGGGATGCGGAAAGAACTAACAACCAGTCTGATGGTCCAGCCACGATAAGTGGCAGAAACCCAAAGGGCGAAGGTCGTAAAGTTGATGACGTGACCGAAATGTCCAAATAGTGATACTTTAGAAAAAAAGGGTATATAATAGAATAACCATGATTATATCAAAAGCGCATTGGAATTCAGATGGTGATAATCTTCGCCTATCTATGCCTTTAACCAAGGTAGATAAAGAACGCAGAATCGTATCTGGTTTTGCATCCCTTGATAATGTTGACAAGCAGGACGATATCGTAACTGCAGAAGCATCTATGGCAGCCTTTGCAAAATTCCGTGGGAACATCAGAGAAATGCATCAGCCAGTAGCAGTAGGAAAGATGGTAGACTTTAAAGAAGATAAGTATTTTGATCCAGAAACAAAGAAGTTCTATAAGGGCGTTTTTGTATCTGCATATGTTTCAAAAGGTGCACAGGATACATGGGAAAAAGTTCTTGATGGAACTCTAACTGGTTTTTCTATCGGTGGACGAATGAACAAGTGGGACGATGCCTATGATGAGAAGGCAGACAAAACAATTAGAGTTATTAAGGAATATGATTTGGTTGAGTTGAGTCTTGTAGATTCCCCAGCAAATCAGTTTGCAAATATAGTATCTGTTGAGAAGGTTGATGGCGTAGAC